GCGCTTGTCTCCCACCGACCCGCGGCTTGACTGTCTTGTTTCAGATCAGTCTCTGGAAAAACCTCCGTGTATATTGGATCGGCAATCAAGTCCCTAACCTTACGACCAAACCTCACGGCAAGTTCTGTGTTCATCGTGGCTTGAATAATCTTTAACTTTGGATTACGACCCAAGAACCACGAGGGCATGAGATAAGAAGCCATCTCTGACTTCGAATGTCTAGGTGGCATGTTTACGATAAGTCTTTTTAACTTACCTTCAGCGATTAGCTCCAATTTTTCTGCAATGATTTTATGGTGTCGCCCAACGATAAAATTCTCATATACATGTTGGGCATATGCCAAGAAATTTTTTTGAGCTATATCTCGGGTGTCCAGTTTGTTTTTCTGTTGCTCAAGCAGAAACACCTCATGTAACACCTCTTTGGGTAAAGCATCTAGGTTCATGCCCAAACGATAATATATCTGAATGAATTTATCAACCCTACTATACTACATGTGTCTAGTAACACCACCGTGTAATTTAGGGGGGTGGGGGTGTAAAATTACTGACGAGTCACAGTCGTTCCTCGTCAGTAACCCCAGTTTTATGGGAGTTGCAGCGAGTTTGGAAGCCACCAGGTGCGTGTGCCTCGGTAAAAGGCACAGAGACTCGCAGTGCTCGTTTTATCTCTGTGCCTTTGGTTGCTTGTCCGTGAGACGCACTCTGATGCGTCTCACAGTGTGTGTTAGGCTACGTCCTTCTTCTCTCTAGACTCCTCTAGTGAATGTAGGTAGGACTTCTTAACCATGACGAAGTTGCCGTCTAGAGTGTCCATGAGCTTAATAATGACTTGCTTGAACACGGCTTGGACAATCTCTTCGTGGTCTTGTCCGTCAAGTTTTGATTGAAGATCATCAACATCACTTCTAAGATCAGTGATTGTGTAGTTGTCTGAAATCGCATCATCAATTCTTGACTCCACTTGCTCTGCCACGAGTTCTTCGATGGCTTGTTGAACGTCACTCATTTAGTTCTCCTTTTTTCTTGAGTTATTGTTAATAATGTTATATAAGATTTTATGGGATATGTCAAACATAAAATAAACTTTTCGATTAACATGTTAACTAATTATTTATCGAAACCCTTGACAATTTCCCGAAGCCGTGAGGATTGCCTCGGTTAAAGGTGCAGAGAATCGCAAAGTTATTATTGTTTCTTGATCTTGCGATTCTCTGCATTGAAACTTTTTTAAAAAAAGCAAAGAAAGGTGTTGACTTATGGGATATCCTGGGATATATTATATAGACATTAACGGCAAGAAGGAGATAGATATGCCACAAAAAATAATAAAAGAAGACTCACCTTTCGAATTTTTAGGTCAACACTTAGAGGTTGCCTATCGTAGAGGCGAGTTGCTCGGTTATAAAAAAGCCATCTTAGAACTGACTAAATTAGAAACTAAGTTGGAAGAAGAACTTAAAAAGATGGAAGGACAATTAGATGAAGTCTATTCACAAGATAAATAGAAAAGGAAAACGAGCCGTGCATAAAAGAAGAAAGCACGGCAAGTGGTCGAACACCTTTGTTCAGACCACGACTTACTCAACTCGAAGATAGCTTCTCCTTTAGCTAGAGAGCCACAACAGAAATGTTGTGGCTTTTTTTTGTACCCCCAATCCAGAAAGAACCAGGCATCTGGGTCCGCCAGATCTTCCAGCGTTCTGGTTCTTGTCAAAAGTTGCAGAGGTTCGCAAACTCCCTCTGCAACCCACCCCGAACCAGGGAAGCAGTCGCCGCTGCAGCCGTGTCGCCTCTGTAAAAGTCGCAAAGGATCGCAGACCCTTTGCGACTAAATCAACTTTTTTGATTCGCAATAACCCTCCCACCCAACCCTTTTATTGTATCAGAAAAAATGGGATTGTCAAGGATTTTATTTTATTTTTTTTGCTTTATTCAGGTTGACTTATGGGACTAAATGGGATACAATGACCAGGCCAAACAACGAAAGGAAATAAAATGGACGATTTAAAATTTAATACAGTTGAATACTCCACCGAAATGTTGAAAAGACATTTTCCGAAGGGTTCAACAGTTTGGCTTGTTATTAGGCAAGTTTCAAGGTCGGGAATGTATAGGCATATCAGTTGCCACTCGATCCAAGATAATGAAGTAAGATGGCTTTCTTTTCATGTCGCCAAAGTTCTTAAATGGACTTACAAAGATAAAACTAATTCCGTTGGTGTTGGTGGTTGTGGAATGGACATGGGTTTTCATCTTGTTTACACTCTTTCAAGTATCCTCTACAAAGACGGATATAAATTAAATCACAGATACATATAACAAGAAGCACCCCCGAAGGGGGTGCTTCTTTTTTCTTGCCTCCGTTTACATTTCCTCATGTGGGGTTGCAAAGGTGCAAAGATTCGCAAACTCATCTTTGCAAAATTGATGCCACAACTCGATTCGCACACCCCAAACAATCCTCCAAACTCCCGAAGGTCAAAAGTGCCTCGGCTTCGGGGGACACCGAGAGGGACGCAAGGTGCTTGGACGCAAGGAACTCGCAGAGTTTACCACCCTCAAACAAATATAGAACCGACTTAGAAGATGCACGAACCAAGAAAAAAGAAACGTAATTATTGGCTTTTAGCCTCAAATGTGTTGAAATTTGTGAAGGTTCGACCTTGAAAGTGTTTCCTTTTGTGGGGGATTTTAACTCAAGAAAAAGAGGATATTTTTCATTGATAATTATTACATCTGGAAACCCACTATTAAATTTATTTTCTATCTTTTGGATAAATGTGCCTTTTGGCAAATTATCTTTTATTGATAAAAAAAAGTTTTTTTCTGTCATTTAGTGCTTGACCTTTATGGGATTATGTGGGATAAACATTTATATAATTTATTATAGCGAAAGGATAATAATATGGAAGTAGTAATAACACCACAAGACCAACAATGGTTTTTAAGTGGGTTGTATGTTCTTGAAACAATAGTAGATGAACAAGAAGAAACAACCGAGTATGTTCAACAAAACTTTAGAAAGGAAAGTTATGAAAGCTATACTAATTAACCCCCAACAAGAAAGTGTTCGTAATATTAGTTATGATGGAGATTATAAAAGCATTTATAGAATAATCCAATGCACTATGTTTGAGGCAGTTTATCCATTCGATAATGGAGATACTCTTTGGATAGATGAAGAAGGTTTATTGAAAGAAAGTAATTATGCTTTTAACCTCAAAGCAGACAATCCAAAATTTAATCAAACGATTATGGGAAGTGCTTTGATTTTAGGTACAGATGCAGAGGGCGAAAGTATCGAATGTAAATCTAAGGTGCTTGATATAGCTAAAAGAGTTAACTTTCAAGGTAAGGTTGCGATAGAACATGATGGTCAAGGTTTTACTCTTACACCTTGGCATATTTATCAAAATAATCTTGAAGAAGCTAGGTTGCTTTTAGAAAAATTAAAAACTGAAGGGAGTGCTTAGTGCAATCTAAAATTATAAAAGATATTGAGAAAGGACTTTCCCATGATGCTATCGTGGGAAAGTACGTTAATAAATGGTGCGATAATGTTGACCAAATCAAAAACATTATCAAAGCATACAAATGGGAACAATACAAAAAATTTGGAAGGAGATTTGTATGACAAAATTTTATGAATGTTGTCTTTGTGATGGTCTTATAGATCATCATAAAAATGCAAAGGGAGAGACTTATTGGACTAAAGGACATAATGCTCAACCAATTAAAGAAGGACAATGTTGTGATTGGTGCAATGCTCATGTTGTCTTACCGAAAAGATTTGAAAACATAATGAAAGGAAATTTCAATGAAGAAAATGCACAAGGCTAAACAAAGATCTAACCAACACAAGAGAAAACATAATCCAAAATCAACACACAGATCGGGAATTATTGTTGGGAAGAGAAGCAATGTTGGTGCTATTCAAAGTGCCTTCGCAAAGTAGCAGTTATCAAAGTAGGACACGGATTTATTCGTGTCTTATCTTGAAAATTGCAACAACCAACGAAAGGAAAAGATATGCAGATTTCAAAACTAGAGGTAAAAAATATCTCACACTATGCAAGGGGTTCAGAAGAAACACCTTGTTATAATGCCACAGTATATGTCAACGGCAAGAAAGCAGTTGAAGTATCTAATGACGGACATGGTGGAAGTGATAGACAACACACCTATCCCGAAAGTGGTTTTAGACTTCAAGACATTGATAAATGGTGCGTTGAAAAGTTTGGTCAAGAGACTTGGGAGTATAATGGAAAAACTTATTCCACAGATCTAGACCTAGAGCATTACTGCCACCAAGAATTATATAATTGGCTTGATACAAAAGAGTTGAAGAAGGAAATGAAAAAGCAATATCTTTGTGTTGATAAGAAAGACGACAAAGAATTTTTAGTTGCTTGGAAAAGACCTATTTCAAAAGTGATTGATGATAATGGCTTTCAGAATTGGCTTAAAAAGAACCAACCACACATGGTTGGAAAGTGTCTTAACTTTTTACCATTCGATCAAGCATTAAAACTATTTAAGGAGTACACATAATGGGTAGATATTATGATGGCGATATTCACGGCAAATTTTGGTTTGCCGTGCAATCGAGTGAAGATGCAGACTTCTTTGGAGTACAAGGAGAAGCAAGGTTCTTAAGTTATTACTTTGACGAGGACAACAAAAAAGATGTCCATAGAGGTTTACTAGAGTGTGATAGACACTTGGGTAAATACAGAAAAATATTAGATGAATTTTTTGAAAGTCGTGAAGGTTATAATAATAAGACACTTGCAGAGTATCTGAATGAAAAAGCACACCCCACAAATCATACTGAAGAAGGGGTTCGTTATTATTGAGAATGGTATGCAAGACATATGCTTGGTAAAAAGATTTATGATTGCATACTCGAACAAGGCGACTGTAGTTTTGAGGCAGAATTATAATGCTTAAACACCTTGATTTATGTAGTGGTATTGGTGGCTTTGCCGTGGGTTTTTCCATGGCAAAGTTATC